AATACATCAAAATCTAAAGGAGCTACTGTCGGTTTCATTCGACTTACACTATTCCCTCTGGTTAATCTTCTATGCTCACCACCACCCAACATTAAATACATAAAAGCATCTCCAATGTGTGAGTGATCATTTTTATTTGGTTGATCTCTATATCTTTCTCCTCCAGAGATTTGAACTCTTCTAAAGTGATAACCTCCGGCTAAAGATTTTCTTAATCGCTGACATCTCTTATCAATTAATAATCCAGCCTTACCTTGTATTAATCTATTCATCGGAGCTGCACCAGCCTCTCTCCTAACTCTAAAATCATTTGTAGCAGTTGGTCTAGCAACAAGTCCGAGAGTTCTTAAATGATCAAAAGCTGTAACTTCAAAAATTTCATCTCTCTTCTGTCCAGATGGATCTCCCCAGATAAAGACATCGAATTTAGGAAATCGAGTTTCTAATTCTCCTTTTAACATTTGACCAAATCTTTCCAGGCCCATATCAAAAGTTACTAGCTCATGTAGGATTACCCATCGACCATTAGAATGTTTCTGTCCGAATACTGCTGCTGGAGTTAAACCAAAGTCCACACCTACTTGAATAGGATATTGAATATCCGGTTCAATAAAATCTGCTACCATTAAGGTATCATCGTATTCTGATATAACCGGCTTTCCTTCTTGAACATAAGTATATTTTGCTTGAGCATAACATCTAATCCAATCTAAATTCTTTCCGAGTAATGTTTGTTCATAATATCCTGTCGGTAAATTCTTTTTATTTTCTGTTTTATCTTTTACCTTCCACCATTTACCGGAACTTAAAACATAACCATTAGCCTCTGGATTATCTGGCAGCTCTCCTGGAGATACTTCTTCAACAGCACCAGGTTGTTTAAAAAATTTCCAAGCATACTTACCTCTCATCTTATCTTTTTCAGCTAACTTAAACCACCAATGGTCATCATCCATAGGATTGGTATCCATAATAATTCCTCTCCAAGGTTTTGCTCCACCATCTGATAAGGTAGGGTATCTTCCTACTCGGTGTGTTAATCCATCGATAACAGCTTTAGGTAATTCTCTAGCCTCATTCACCCAGGCTCCGGTTAGTTCCATTGATAATAATTTTCTAACATCTTTAGGCTGATCAAGAGCTAGAAAAATAACTTCACAATCTATTCCTGGAGCTCCATCTCTTGCCGGTAATTTTATATGATGCGTTAAGGGAGGGCTCCATCTAAAAGATCCCCAGATATTTTCTGGGAATAATTCTTGCCAGGTTTTAATTGTAGTTGTTCTTAACTCTGGATAGGAGTTTCTAACGACAACAAATCTTGAATATTTAATCCCATCCCTAGGAGATTGCTTTTGTCCAACTGCCTTCAACATTATTTCAGCAGCACAGGCATAAGATTTACCAGAACCTACAGGGCCCATTATTCCACGAACAAAACTTTTATCGTTTAAGAAATCCCAGATAGTTGGTGAATTAGAAAAATCTAAATTAAGATTAGTGATAGCATCACTCATTTTTTATTTATACCTTGGAGTGTGTATTTGATCAAACTTGTCTTTGGATCAAACTTTGTCTTACATCCACACAGTACAAACAAACAAATAATACTAATTGTTATAATTTTTAAATCTTTCAACAATGCTCTCAATCCTACTTCCATCTTCAGTTTTATTACCAAGAGCTAAATTCTTCCATTCAGCAACAGGCCTTCCAACAATTCGTGCAGCCTCTTTATCACTAATTCGATTTCTTAACATCGACACCTGGATTGTTTCCTTTTCCTGGTGTGTCATGGCTCTCTTCATGTATCTCCTCTGCATTAACAATGACCGGCTCTGGGCCCTTCATTACAATTCCCACTACAGATGGTCTATCTAATTCCTCTTGAGTATCTAATAAACCGGTAGCTTTCGCTAATATTCTTAATACTCCAACTTTATCATGGAGCTCCACTTCGAGCTGTGGGCCCATCTTGGTTGGTGTTACTTTAATTTTTTTAATAGCTTTAATAGCTGCCTCGGAAATTTTAGAAGGATCCTTAATGGTTACTTTACCATCCTCATCCCAGGACATAATGTCGTCAATATTCGCTTTGGCAATATCAATAAGTTCTTGAGCTACATTCTCTTTGTTGTGCTCGATGATTTCAGATTTTTTAATTCTGCGTTGAACTATTCTAATACCACCAAAGCGATCTAGTGGTGGTTTGACTATTCGTTTAGAATTTGATTTCGTCATTCCCACTTATACTATCCTTTGGTTCATTATTAAATACTCTAAAGAAAGCTACACCATCCCCTTTGTTGTAGGGTTTGGTTTCATCCCTCTTATAGATCTTTATATCTTGAGCTCCCTTAACTTCTTTCGGCTGCTCTTTAGGATTATCTTTGTTAAAATCCTTTGCATCCCAGACTTCTATCAAATATTCACTTTGAGGAATATTTATATCCTTAAAGACTTTGAAGTTTCGGTTACTCGCATTTGGGCCTTTTGCCATATTTCCTCCTTATTTTATTTCAGATTAAGGCAGCAATTACTATAATCGATTTAATAATTTATTGCAAAAAAAATGTGTAATACCCCCCATATATATATACGCACCCATCCCCCAAAGGGTATCGAATTTTCAAAAATCATTTATTTTTGCGTTGCTGCCAGGGATATAAAACGCAATCGAACCTTTGGGATTTATAAATTAATACCTCATCTTCAATTTTCTAGTGATCTTCTTGAGTATGCCCTTTACCTTTTCTTCCTTATTCCTGGGCCTATTAACCTTATTTAGTGCGTCTTTAAAGAAGTATATCGTAGCTGGTGCATCCTTATTGTTATCTCTTCTCCATTCTATAATCTGTTTGATCTTGGCAATAGCTGTCGGAGGATGCAAACCCTGGTTGATCCAATCTTCTACAACCCTTACTTGTTTTATATCATATTGTTTGTGCTGTCCGAATATTTCCTCGGTTAATTTTATAAACTTGTTTAATATCTCTACTGCCTTTAAGTATATATGTGAACTGTTACCTATGTTGTTATGCAGTCGTTCTGAATGAATATCTACATATTCACTAGGTGCATACTTCTTCTTATCAGTTATTCCTTTAGATGAATATTCTTTCTTCCCCCTTTGATTAGGTTTCTCATCCTTTTTATTCTTCGGATGTATTTTAATCTCCGGTTTCTCTTCAAAAGACCTATCAGTAACTGTAGCTGTAGCAATCGCATCATCCTCACTTACCTTTGGATCAAATACCATAAAATACTTATTCCCCCTCAACCCAGGATGTTTCTTTGCATATCGTACATAATCCCATTCCATTAATTTCTTAATGTGTTTAGATATAGTAGATTGAGTAATATGTAAATCTCTAGCAATGGTAATTTGATTGGGCCAACACACACCCTGTCTTGAAGTATAATTACCGAGTGCAGCCAGAACTCTGAAGATAGAGGGATGCTTTTTAAATCGAATATCTATTACAGCTCTTTGAGGTAAAACACAAAAATGACCAGGAGTTCTACCTTTACCATAATGAACTTTACTTTTCTGTTTTTCTTCTGGCATTCTTATTCAGTTTCATTTTCAGTTCCTCATAATCAGCCCAAAGTTCTAATCCTAAATCCGATTGTAGCGACCAATGTTTAGCTCTATTATCCTTTTGTCGCTGGTGGTATAAAACTGTCGTGTGATCCTTATTAACACAAGTTCTGGCAATGTGAGCACATCCCCAATGAGTTAGATCTAGGCATAAGTTTATATACAATGATCTGGGCCTAACTATCTCTGCAAACCTTCTAACTGATTGGAGTATTTCCGGAGTGATCTTATACTTATTACATACAGCCTCCATAATATCTCGGAGCAGTATTCTTTCCTCGCTTGTTTCTATTTTTTTAGGCTCATACTTGAGCTGTCCTCGTAACAATTCCAATTCATCCTGGAGCTTTTCAATTCGATGCTCCATATTAAATACTTTATTCTTGAGTGTTGTTTGATCTCTTTCTTTCTTTTCTTTTTCAGTTACCGGAGCTTTTATTACTTGATATGGTCGAGTATCTACTATCATTTATCTTCTCCTTTTCTTTTGTTATAACCATCAACCCAATCTTTACGATGAAGTTTATCCCATTCTGTCCAGGCCCATGAGTTTAATTGACCAGACCAGCCCTGTATCCACAGGAGTATATCCATTTTTAATTTTCTCATAGAACTACCAAAGATCTTGTTCATTTTTCTAAATATCTCCAATGTCCTAATATTCTTTTTCTTCTCTTATCGTTACTAGCTTTAGCATCAATAAAATGTTCATAACTTTTTCTTTGTTCTTTGCTTAATTTTTTCTCAATCCACACTTTGCGAAACTTTGCATTATTATTATGTCCTATGTTATATTTTGGACACCATTTTTTAATAAGAATTTTCTCCCATTTTTTACTTAAATAATCTGAATGACTTTCAATATAACGATAATGAGTATATTTTTTATAAGGAGTATCATCCCTTGATCTCTTGCCTTTATGTGCAACTAATCTTGAATTAAGATGTAATGTTTGTCCTATGTATATTAAGATTTTATTAAGAAATAAAAAATAGATATAGTAATTTTTAACATCTCTACTAATAAATTTGTTTGAGTTAAGCCTCATTCTTCTTCTTCCATATCTCCCTTGCAATAATCATCATAATTAATTTGATAGGTAGCTGGGGGTTTTTTATATTTTGTAAAAACCAATCTCCAAATCCAAGACCTAGTGATAGACACAACTGTAAATATTAAAGCAATCCCCATACTATCTAAAATTGATGGATGTAAATCGAAGAGTGGAAATACTAGCAACTGTATTAGAATTGCTAAAATGAAACCGCTACCAACATCAATGAAACTTTCAATTAGACTTCGCATTAAGATTTCCACCATATCACTAAAAAACAAACCGCTACTAGAACCAAGGCAAAGTAAAAGCTATCTATAAAATTATAAGGTAGTCCAATCATTTTCTTAATTTCTTAATTTGTTTATTGACATATTTACTTGCATTAAGATATTTCCAAGAATATTTATTTTTCCATGGAATATTTACTAAATGAAATGAATATTTTGCACTATGAACATCAATAAAACTTTTAAAGGTTTCTTTTATATCTTTTAAAAGTTCTTTTTTAGATTTAACACCATAAGCTATTATTGGTTTTGCTTTATATACTATTGCAATAGCTTTACATTTTTTCTTAATATATTTTCTAGTTTTTTTCTTTTTTGGAAACTTTATTATATTATTCATGTTCATCATTTTTTAGGATCCTTTTTAAAATCAACTACATTACCTGGTTTCTTTTTCTTTGATTTCTTATTCCATTCATCCCAGGCTTTCCGGCCCACTATTTCTTTTACTTGCTCTGGTTTAAATTCTTTTAACATCACATCAATGTTCCAATTAGGCCTAACACCAAATCTAATGGGCCATTCTGAACTCTCTTTTTTTGGTTGTGTTTTCTTCTGCTGGTGTTCTTCTACCAACTTGATTAGATAGTTGATATAGTTCTGTGCTTTTTTTAAATCAACTAAACCATCCTTGAACCTCCACCTGGAGATGTACTTCACAATGTTACCTTCATTGTAGCCCAGGTTATTTTTAGTTATATAATCTCTTGGCTGTATTGCTAATTGATTATAATGCTTTGGATCTATTGGATCTGACATTTTTATTTCCCTTAAATTGATAGTGTGGTTTTGAATTTAGCACCAATTCAACTGCATCTGCGATGAATTTAGCCATAGATACTCGATGTTTTCGAGCCTCTTTTTTCAGATTTTCTTTCAATTTGGTTGAAATCTTCAGATAAACAGGGGTTAATTGAGGTTTCATTTTATTTCCTTTTTTTTTATTTTAAGTATTGACATATATATATTTAATATATAT